CCCGCCATCGTCAAGGATGAAGTCTAGCACCTCGACCAGTACCCCCGCCGCTTTAGCGTTTAAGTAGATGTCACTCATGATTTGCCCCCCGTTGTGCCTGCTCTGTCATGCTCACGTATTGCCCAGCGTAACACGATAAGGTCATAATACACATGCTCGGCTGGTTCGCCGCTTTCTTCCCAGTGTATAGTTTCGCTTGGCATATAGTGGGCAATGACCCGCCGGAGCGATTGGGTCTGATTGGCGTTAAGCCGGAGCGTGTCCTTGTCGGGATAGCCCCAAGCGTTGCGCGTCTCGATAGGTTGAACATTACCTACGCTGTCCATCTTGTTAACAGTCATAATGTGCCCCCCCTTACAAGTTGCGAAATGGCGGCAAAGTGTCCAATGCCGTTGGTTGGTACTTCTCAATATACCGGAGCAACAGAGCATTGGCGATGCGTACCCGCACCCCGTTGCGTGTGCTTTTGCTGTTGTTCAGCCAGCTATTAATTGTTACCGCACCGCACCCCGTTGCGTCCGCAAGTTGTACCTGCGTGTAGCCCAGCGTACGGATGACCGCCTTGCGGGTTTCGATTACTTCGTCGCGGTTGTCCAGCACGTCCGACGCAAAGCGTTCCGGTGCTGGTTGGTTGAGTTTGAATTGTGTCATGGCGTTAGTTCCTTTCTAGATAATGACGCTTAACAATATAATGATTATTATCGCAATGCAAATGCGAAAAAAGAGGTACCCAACTTCTAGCACGGTGCCCCACCTATGCCGCCAACTTGTCAGCCCATGCCGTGCTATTAAGCACGTCACGAACACGGTTCTGGCGTTGCATCTGAACATGTGGCACCCTGTTCGGGTCAGTGGTTCGGGCTTTCCGGCTTTTCTCGTTCCCGTCTTCATCCAGCCAGTTTGCGTCCTTGTCCACATGTGTAGACCATGCGGTGAGGGCATTGTACCCCGCCCACATGTTCGACCCTAAGTCCGCGCTTTCTTGGTCGTAGCGGGTCATCATCTGACCCAGCAATGCGACGTTAACCTTTGCCGCTTTGTCCGTAGTTTCGGCAGCACCCCGCCCTTGCTTATGGCACAAGGTTTGTTCCATGATTTCCCGCCATTCGTCCGGCCTTAAATCAACCGTCCTCATGCGGTTAAAATAATCACGGTTATTGTGGAACGTGTCCAGCCCGACAATGCTATTTGCCGTTATGCTTTCGGGTGACAGATTGCGGGTATGCTTGCGCTTGGCGTGATAGACCTTCTCGCCGCCGAATACCTGAGTATTGCGGCAATAGCTACGGTATGCCCCCGCGAAGGCTTGAAAAGCCCACGACATATCAACGCTGTTAATTGTGTCCATGCGGGCGACCATCGGGTCAGTAAGACGACCGCAGGGCATATCCAGCCGCACGTCGTCAAAATGCACCTCACGGGTTGCGCGAAGCCCCCCGTCGAGCACGGTATCCTTAACCGACACATTGGCAGTCGGCAAAGAGCTATCCGCAAGCTGTTCGGCCTGTTGCCGGAACATCTCAAGATGGCTCACTAGCTTGTAGCTTTTAGAGACCGGGCGGGCTGGCAATGGTTCGCCGTTCTCATTTACCAATGCGTAATAATCCGGCACCAGTTCGCCCCGTGTTGTGTGGATCGGTGCCTTGAATGTTCGGCACCCGACAAAAGCGTCGAGATTGCTCAAATCCTTATGTTCGAATACTTGAATAGTCATCGTTCTAACCTTTCTCAAAAATTAACGACAAACAAACTGTGCGCTGATTTGGTATCGGGCGCAAGTTATTAGTGATGAATAAATCGGATTTTTTCGGCGGCGGCGTTCCAGCAGAGACCGCAAGCGGCGCAATTTTTTGTCTTGCCGATTTGCTCCGGACAAGTGATAGCGTCCGGCGCGGCGATTGTTTCATGGCTGGCACTATCCGGCACGTTGGGCACGTCAGACCATCGAATAAAAAAGCGTACGCCAAAATTCATTTTGGTTCGCACAATGGCCTTATGGATATCACAAGCCGGATCGGTGCGGTGCGTGTACCCCCAGATTGCAAGGTTTGGATGCGTTGCCAATAACTCGCCCCAAAGTTGCACATATTCCGGCGAATAAAAATCACCCAGCACGTGAAGCCGGATAAGTACCCCGTCCGGATACTTGGCGCATAGTGCGGCTATCTCATCCGGCAGTCTGCGCTCCAATTCCGCGCCATGCTGCAAGCGGTGGGCAAATGGCATGTTATTCCCGTAGCAGTCCCCCCAGCGTTCGCACGTTGTCGGGCATGTGGCGCGTTCTTCCAGTGTCAGGGAATAGACACGGTATCCGGCAAACTCGCCCTTTGTTACTTTGCGCCCCAGTTTATTTTTAGGCTTGGGGTGTTTTAATAATGAATAAGGATAAGCCGACAAGTCGCGTCGGGCTTTCTCAAAACGTGTACCAGTTAATTGCATGGGTTCCTCACTTTCAATAATCAAGGCGTAGCCGATTATTCATTTTACGTCAAACAAAAAAGAAAACCCCGCCCAGTGGGAGAACCGAGCGGGGCACTTGCCGGAGGAGAAAGGAGGGAAAAACTCCGACTAAGTAACTTTGTCTTTAACCAATAACCAAATCACATATACCATGACCATCAGCCAAATGAAAGTGCTTAAATCAAAATTCATTTGGGCACCGTGTCAATAAAGAGATGACGCCGAAATTCATTTCTAAATTCATTTGCCAGACGTGAGCAGAAATTCATTGCACCCTGCTGGTCATCGAACACGCCGATAATTGTCTGTACAGGAAATTCATTTAGTTCCCCGCGCTCCGGTTCAATACCAAGCGAGGTGGATTTCATTTGACACCAGACGTTGACCTTCTCGTCCCATCGCTTGTTGATGCCAAATTCAATTCCCTTTTCATAGTGGTTCATTTTTTCTGTCCTCTGTAATGTCTACCAGTGACACAGTTGAACTGTGATGATAGATGGTGAACGCCCACTTGCGGTCATTGTGTATGAAGGTAAACTCCTCGCCAACACCATAGTCGCAGTCCTTTACGTACTCGTGACCATCTAAACTGTAATAGCTTTCCTCTAAATCAACGCTCATCTCTATTCCTCCGGTGTGATGTCGTAGATTTCAACTTGGACGAGTTCATCGTTCCAACCATCAAAATCTGTGATTGGTGTGCCATCGTCTAGTTGTGCCATGTCTTCCGGCTCCATGCGCAACGTGTAGTGAGCACGGATTGTTACAGATACTGGTTTGTACTTTTTCATCGTTACTGCACCCACTTCTGCTCAAAGGTCTGACCGGACACGGTGTATTGTTGGACAGTCTCAAGGTTGATGTTCCGGAAGCCACGCTTCTGCACATCGTACACAGTCAACAGGCTGTAGTTAAACTGGTCAGATGACTTACCTCCGGCGTGTTGCTTCACACCCAAGCGGCAGACCATCTTACGGGTCGAGCCATCTGCCTTGACAAAAGTTATACTGAAAAACCTACCACCAGCGCGGTTGGTCAGTTTGTGCTTGAGGAGTTCTACCTCTTTGTAATCACGCTTGCTCATTATGAACCTTTCTTGAATCTGCAACGGCTTGAAAATCTCTGGCTAAAATACGCACCTGTTCTACGATGTCTTTACCACTCCAATACTCAAAAGGTTGCCAAGCGTGGTTCTCAGCCCAATTTTCAATCTTGTCCTCGTCCCATGTATGTACACCTATAGGAGGTGTTTCATAGACAAAATGAGCAAGTGCCAAAACAAAAGAGTTGTCTTTGTCACTTAAGTCTTCTCTCCAGATATCAGAATAGACCATCACATTCTCCCATACAGAACGTTATGCACGAAAGGGTCGATGCCCCTATTGAGTTTCAGTTTCTCACCCGTCCAATCATAATAGCCATGAATCTTATTGGCTTTTGTTTCACGGTGTTTGAGAATCACAACTTCGTGAACGTCTTGGGGGTGTTCGAGCAATCTTTTTGTGACGGACTCTTTGGCCTCTGTAATCGTCTTGAACATTCGCCGGACAACTAAACGGGTCGGGTCATGTGTTTCTGATAGCACCCTCAACTTCTCACCCGTAGGGATTATTTCTGCGTAATACATCGTTTACTCCTGTGTTAAAAACAACGACAAAAACGGTATGGCACGAGTTGGGCTTAGTCGTCAATATCTTTTTTTCTTGCGTCTAAGTTTCGCCAGTTTTCTCTTAACTTCCGAGCGATGTACCTGTCGTAACTCTCCCGCCTCTTGTCTGGTATCGTCTTCGGTCTGTTCTGCTTCTCCGACAGGCTCTTGGCTACAGGATTCATTTGATTTTTTTTCTTGCTCAATTTCGCTCTCCATCTCTTCAATCAGGTTGTACAAATATTTCACACGTGCCTTAATTCGTTTTATTCTGGATTCATCTACCATTAATTTTCTCCATCCGCCTCAGTATACGGAGTGCTTTTGCGTTGGCAAGGACACGTTCAAGCAAATTCATTTTGCTCCAGTTCGTTAGATCAGATAAAGTTCTGCCGCATGTCGAACACGCCTCGTAGTCCCAATCAACTCTGCACTGTTTCTTACAGGGGCTATCTCCCAAGTTGACGTTCATTCTTCATCTTCCTCTATCTCCTTCATGGTTCTTTCCCACAAGAAGATTGGGGTCGTTTCTCCTACGTAAGACCCGGCTATGTTGTACATGAAATGTTCGAGCGCATCATCGGACGACATGTCCTCCATCAGGATGGTTAGGATTTCATTCACGTCATAGACGATGCAGTCCTCCCAGCCTATTCGATAGCTGACACCCAGCACCGCGATATCGAATTCATTTGGCAGCTTCATCATAGATTCATTCCCATCTGTAGAACACGTGACCATCGATTGTGACCGCATGAGTGAACACCCTAGACCATGACGGATTGACGTAGGTGGCGTGGTAGTGGGTTGCCCCATCAAAGTTACCAGCCATCCATCCTTCGGCTACGAACTTGCCGATTTCGTATGACTCCTGAAACGCAGATTCATTTTTCGGATTGTCCGGTAGCCCATCACAGTACCAACTGAACTGACATTGGTTTCGTTTGGGGTGCCCAGATGCCGTGTGTTCACCCTGATAGACAACGCCACAGACTGTATCTGGGAAACGTTCATCATCCATTCTGTTCATTACAACTTGGGCAACTGCCATCTTACCAATCGTGGATTCATTTCGCGCTTCATGGTAGATGTTCATTGCCATACACATCAATGCTTCAGTTATCAAAACAACACCTCATACTGTTCGCCATTTTCAATTCGTTCGGTCATACTTCTAACTGTTTTCCACAAATGATCAGCAGGTAGACCCTGCCACTCTAGATCAATCGCCTTGTTCCTAGTCTCTTCACGAGCCTTGTGTAAGCAGACAAGTAATTCATCTGAGTTCCTGCTCTCGATATAGAACCCCGTGCCAGAGTTCGTGTCCTTTGTGCCATTTACATTCATAGGTGTAGTCTCCTCCTAGTTTTGTACGCATCCTGTCGAGCCAATGCTCTGCCTGTTCTTTATCAGCAAACAGACGACCATGATAGGTTGACAGTTTTCTTTTCTCTCTTTCCTTCATAAGGTATCCCTATAGGTAAGCTAACGGTTATTTTACATAACAGGGTAATCCCATTGGGGAACCCTACGGGAGTATAACCATAGGTCGCTAGAGGCTGTCAAGAAAAAAAATCGTTTGACACCAAATTCATTTGCTCGTATGCTCGTGGTTATGAGCATGATACACGACTACATTGAGTCCTTGAACATTCAGGGTGGTACACGTTACCGCTCCGATTGTCCATCCTGCGGACACAAGAATTCATTTGCCGCCTTCAATGACGGGATGAATATCATATTCAAATGCTTTCACGCTGATTGTTCTGTGAAGGGTCGGCTCCGGGTTCGGCTCTCTGCCGACCCTCCACCTCTGCGTACTCGTAACCGTTACGAAGAACCAGACAAGCCTTTGAATTCATTTCAAATTCCAGACACATTTGTGGACATCTCCCGAAGTGATGCAGCTATGCGTTACATGAAAGATGTCAATGTGTTCGATGCCTATTCGCACCGCACCGTTCGTCTCATGTATGATCAGAGATTGAACCGTGCGGTGTTCTTGATTCGAGAAGGTGCCAAGACGGTGGATGCTGTAGGTCGAACCCTTGCAGGAGCCAAACCGAAGTGGTACAGATACGGCAACTCAAAACAACTATTCACCGCAGGAGACGCTCCCAGTGCAGTGCTCGTTGAGGACTGTGCTTCAGCCTCGTGTGTTAGTCACGTGATGACTGGCGTTGCTATGCTGGGCACGTCTCTGCTCAAAGAACACATAGTCCAACTCAAAAAGTTCGACACCGTGTACGTTGCGTTAGATAAGGACGCAACCAAGCTAGGCTTGAAAACTGTCCAGACACTCAAACCTCACCTGAATGTCCGGATGCTTATTCTTGAAGATGATTTGAAAAACATGGAAAAGGAAAAACTGAATGAGTTCATCAGAAGAAAAACCGATTGAACAACATATTCTGCAATTCATTTTGCACCGCGACTTCTACTCCGGTGTGAAGCACATATTGTCAGAGGACATGTTCGAGGGTTTGTCCAAGACAGTATTTAGAACGATTCTAAACTGTCACGACGTTGCAACCACGAACCTTACCGCAGGGGAAGTTCATTCGATGTTGCTGACATCCAACCCTGCACTAACTAAGTCAAGTCGAGAGGACTTGGCTGACATATTCAACAGGATGCGTGACCCGTCAGGAGAACAGAACGTAGATCTACATCGTAAGATTGTAGAAGAGTTCTGGGCAAGAGACCAAGCACGTGTCATCGGTGAACGAGCCATTGACATATACACTGGTGAGTCCACTGACTTCACGCCAATCAAAAGTATACTAGACAGAGTGTCGGAGCACAGCATCAAAGGCAGTGAGACCTACACCATATTTGAGGATGATTTCATGCAACTTATAGAGAGCGAAGAAAGAGGTGTAGACTTCCCGTTTGACCTCAACATAATTAAGGACAACCTTCCGGGGATGTCTCGTGGTAATCTGGGTATAATCTTTGCCCGACCAGAAACAGGCAAGACAACGTTCTGTGCCCATCTCTGTGCTTCTTACATCAAGAACAAGAACAAGGTTGCGTACTGGGCGAACGAGGAGCCCGCCGCTAAGATTAAGTTGCGTATTATTCAAAGCTACTACAAGCTAACAAAACAAGAGATGGTCAAAGATAAGTCTGTCATCAACGAAAAGTACGTACAGGATATCAAACCGTATCTTACTGTGGTAGATTCAGTTGGCTCGTCTGTCGAGGAGCTTGATCAATACTGTAAGCTGTCTGACCCTGATATCGTGTTCGCTGACCAGCTTGATAAGTTTCGCGTGAACGGAGACTTTGGTCGTGGTGACGAACGCCTCAAAGAGATATACATCAAGGCGCGGGAGATAGCTAAACGTAACAATCTGTTGTTCTGGGCTGTGTCTCAAGCAAGCTATGAGGCACACAACCGCATGAATATTGACTACTCCATGATGGATAACAGCCGGACAGGTAAAGCTGGTGAAGCTGATGTTATCATCGGCATAGGTAAGACTGGAGATGTTGATGACGATAACTACATGCGTTACCTGAATGTATCCAAGAATAAGGTCAATGGATATCACGGTATGATAAACGCAAACATAGACATTCACAGGGGGTTCTACTACTAATGGATATCAAACATGCAAGAGGCGCACTCAGCGAGATGATTGCTGCCGCACAACTAATTAAACAAGGCTGGCACGTCTTTCACAACATAAGTAGTAACGGCCTGATAGATCTTGTGGTTGTCAATCCAGAGACCGGAGAGACACGTTTCTACGATGTGAAAACAAAATCGTATCGCAAGGATGGTACACTGATAAATCGCATAGCCAAACCACATCAGAAAAAGATAGGCGTTGAAATCTACATGGTAGACAGAGTGAATATGGAGGAGCTCAATGAACATAGTGACTCTTGACGTGGAGACTACCACAACAAAAAAGCCAAACGGCTCTTGGACACCTTCTCCATTCTTCAAGAATCTTCTGGTCAGTGTTGGCTACAAACGCATAACTGATGTAGGCGTTGACTACCTCTGCTTTCACCACGAAAAGGAAACACCGACTAATGGTGGGTTCGAACAAGTTCGTTCTGCACTGGAGTGGTGTGACCTGTTGATTGGTCACAACATCAAGTTTGACCTGATGTGGTTGCGTGAGTGTGGTTGGTCTTACGATGGCAAGCTGTATGACACAATGGTGGGGGAGTACATCTTAGCTGGTTCCCGGCGTTGGCCTCTCAGCCTTGCCGCCCTCGCTGAGAAGTATGAAGTGGGCTCCAAGAAGAAAGACCTCGTTCAACCTTACTTGGATGACGGTGTGACGTTTGACAAGATACCATACGACATTGTAGAAGAGTACGGCAAAGAAGATGTTCTCGTTACAGAACGCATTGCTATCAAACAAGCTGAAGCCTTTGGCACCACACTTGAAAGGATGTACCATGAGCTCTAGTTTACAGTCTACACTACTCATGTCCTGTGAGATGACAGACGTTCTGTGTGACATTGAACGCGCTGGCATTAAGATAGATAAACAGGCACTGATACAACTCAAAGAGGATTTTGAAAATGAACAAGAGGAACTCCGACACAAGCTCCGAAGCATGGCTCAAGCCGCAATGGGCGATACCCCTATCAACCTTGATAGCCCTGATGATCGTTCTGCTCTGTTCTACTCTCGTAAGGTAAACAACAAGCAGGTATGGAAGACGTTGTTCAATTTAGGTACTGAGCAACGGGGGGCAACCAAGAAACAGAAGATGCGTACTCGCATGAAGCAGAGCGAGTTCAAACATGCTGTGAGCGATAACACAACGGTAATACGTCGTACGATTGGCTCTCAGTGTATGCACTGTGACGGTGTAGGGCGTGTGTCCTTTACTCGTAAGGATGGCAGCATCAGTAAAGCCAAGCGCATTTGTTCGGCGTGTAACGGAAAGGGAATGACCTATGTCGATACTGGAAAAACTGCGGGATTTAAAATCAGTCCTAGAGGGGTTGCTGATGTCGCGGCAGGTGGATTTAAAACAGATAAAGACACGCTTGAGCAACGCCTTGACGAATTGTCGGGAGAAGCTAAAGAGTTTGTGGCAGCTTATATCCGATACTCTGCTATTCGAACTTATCTTTCTAATTTTGTGGACGGTATGTTCAACAATCTTGATCACGATGATTTTATTCATCCTGAGTTTATGCAGTGCGTTACTGCGACTGGAAGACTTTCTTCGAGAAACCCAAACTTTCAGAACATGCCACGAGGCTCTACGTTCGTTATTCGTAAGGTTGTTAAAAGCCGCTGGGAAGGCGGTAAGATACTTGAGGGGGACTATAGTCAGCTAGAGTTTCGTGTGGCTGGGTTTCTATCCAGCGACGAGTCCATCTATAACGATGTCAAAGCCGGAACCGACGTTCACAGCTACACTGCAGAGATCATAGGGTGTAGCCGACAGGAAGCAAAGGCACACACCTTTAAACCGCTGTACGGTGGCGTTACAGGCACTGATTCACAGAAGCGATACTACAACGCCTTCAAGGACAAGTATGCCGCTGTGACTGATTGGCAGGACGGGATGCAGCGTCAGGCTGTGGACAGGGGTTACATAACCCTGCCCTCCGGTAGGCAGTACCACTTCCCCGGAACCAAGTGGACGAAGTGGGGCACCGCAACAAACCGCACCGCCATCTGTAACTATCCTGTTCAGGGCTTTGCTACAGGAGACCTGTTACCCCTCGCTCTTATTCATCTGAGTAAACTTTTAAGACAGTCCAAAATGAACAGTGTAATATGCAACACCGTCCACGATAGCATCGTCATGGATGTCTATCCGGGCGAAGAAAGTAAGGCAATCAGTATGATGGAGGAAGCCATGCTGTCTATCAAGGACGAGTCACACAGACGGTACGGTATCCACTATGATATGCCTGTCGATATTGAATTAAAAATAGGAGATAATTGGCTTGACACAGAGCTTGTTGAGCCTTAGAATAGACAAGTTAAACAGTCATAGGAGTTAAAGATGACAAACGATTTAGCAACACTTGAAAACCTTAATCTAGATAACCTCGACGAGTCAGCACTGATGGCTCTCACAGGACAGGGCGGTGCCCCCGCTACTGGTTCCGGTAACGGACTGCCTCGCCTGTCAATCAACTATACAGACGAAGACGACAACGGAAACCGTCTTCCGAAAGGCCACTGGAAGCTGATGCTTGATGGTCGCTTTGTATTTGCAGAGACGCTGACACTGCGTCCGTTTAGCCGCATGTACACATACAGTCACTGGGACAATGAAGAAAACGTGTTTGTCTCCCAGTCTATTCAGACCGGAAGTCTTGGTGATAAGTTCCCTGATTCAGCAGGAAGCGAGAAGTGTGGTCGCTTGACAAAGGACGAAGAAAAAGACCTAGAGCCAACAGATCCACGCCTTCTTCTTTCACGTGAAGTAGTCTGCAACCAAGTTGTGTACGCAACAGTGTCGGGCACAGCCAAAGACGCAGAGGGCAACGATCTCGAACTCGACAATCAACCCGTAGTGGCCTACTTCAAGAAATCAGGCTTCCGTCCCGTTCGTGAGGCTCTTGACCTCATTACGCGACAGAAGAAACTGATGCAGAAAACTGTGTTCCAACTGGGCACAAAGAAAATGAAATCAGGTAGTGTGAACTTCTGGGTTCCCACGTTTGCACAGACTGACTACCTCAAGGATCTGACACAAGACGATTTGGATCTGATTAAAAAGTTCTTGGAGACAATCAAAGGATACAATGACGGTGTTCTTGAAAAGTTTCGGGAAGCTCAAAAACTCAGCACGGATAGCCTCGACGTTTCGTTAGAAGCGGAGCTTGCCGATGCTGACGCTGCCTAAGATACAGGCGGCTCTTGAAAGTGCAGGGCGGGGGACGATCAATCTCCCGCCCGAATTTTCTCAGGAGTTTGTTGAATCTGTAGCCGCCTCTATAGAGAAACAATTCAGCAGAAAGTCTGACAGGTCTGGCATACGCATGTCCGGTCTGGGTAGACCTCTGTGTCAACAACAGCATGAGATAGCTGGTGACAAAGAAGAGATGGATTACACCACGTTTATGAGATTCATATTCGGGGACATGATCGAATCTCTTGCCGTGTTAGCCATGAGATTATCTGGGGTCGAGATTGTAGACCTGCAAAAGAAAGTAGAACTGGAGCTTGACGATGACATTAAGATCAATGGGACACTGGATATCATTATTGATGATGGGTCAGGGCCGAAAGTTTGGGACATCAAATCAGCGTCTGATTACTCTTTTAACCATAAATTCGGCTCTTTCGGAGGGTACGAAAAGATCAAAGAGGAAGACACCTTTGGCTATATCATGCAGGGGTATCTTTACGCTACTGCTGCTGGGTTGCCTTTTGGCGGTTGGATTGTTGTAAACAAAAACAACGGCGAGTGGATTATGTGTGCCGCGCCGGATGACCAAGAGCAAGACCGCAAGCAATACATTGCGGATGCCAAAGCTCGTGCTAAGTATCTCCTGTCGGACAAACCGTTCCGCAAGGAGTTCCAACCTGAGAAGGAGATGCACAAGGGCGAACCAACGGGCAACATGCTTATGCCCCGTACCTGCTCGTTCTGTGGTCACAAGAGCAAGTGTTGGCCTAAAGCTAAGTTTGCACCTAAAGCAACCTCACGGGCTCAGAGTAGGCCGGGGACGTGGTACACTAAATTAGCTAAAGAAAGTGTCGTACTATGAACATCATATACTACACAGACTTTACTCCTTCGATGCAGTTCCTCAACCCCAATACGTTCTTTGTGTACGTTGAGGCGGCACAGGGGCGGGGTGGTAATGCTGGCATTATACAGCTACGTAACAGCCAACAGGGTTTGCCTCTTACGCTTATCGAACAGTATCTGCAAGAGGGTCTTGTTGGCAACTTGCAGGGAGAGACCAGTGAGCGTGACATGAGGACTGTCGAGGAGCAGTTTCAAAAGATAAACTTTGTGTTAAGGAGTGGTGCAGTCGTATGGCTACCAAGTCGGGAAATTCAAACTCAGATTACTTCTTTAGAAAAATCATCCCCAAAGATGGCAGGGTACGCACTGAAAAGGTTAGAGCACCTAACGTTGAACTTCTCGCCGCCCAACATAGAGTTACCGTAATGGCAGGACGACACAGATTTAGATCCGATTTTGAGTTACGTGTTGCACGTAAGTTGGCTGAGAACGGAAGAGACTTTGAATACGAGACACAGAAAATATCGTTTCAACCTAAGATAAAAAACTACACACCAGACTTTTGGTTTCCTGAGTATGGGTTCTACGTTGAGACAAAAGGCAAGTTTGATGCGGCAGACAGAAGCAAACACCTGCTGATCAAGAAACAGAATCCGGATGTCGATATCCGCTTTGTGTTCCAACGCGCAAGAAACAAGATTCGAAAGAACAGTAAAACCAGCTACGCTATGTGGTGTGAGAGACATGGTTTCTTGTGGGCAGAAGGTAGCATACCAGAGGAATGGTTCAAATGAGCGACGACATTGAAAACGAAATTGAGTTAGAAAAAAACTTCTTGCTGCCAGACAGGTACTACATTATACTCAAGCCTAATGCCGAAGGATTTAGTGCAAAGGTATTTGATACGACAGGTGGACTGCTGGATGATGAAGGCAACCCCCATCCCGGAGAGGTCGCAGTTGAGGGCATCCTTGCTCTGCTACAGGCGGACATCGATCAAGTATTCTCCAGTGGTGTTATTGCTATACAGGCTCGTGAGCACTTTGCAGAACAGACTGGGAATGACTATGAAACAGATGGCAACATCATTCGCGTTGACTTTGGAGCCAAACAGTGAGAAGTAAAAAAGATGTGGTGAACAACCCGCCACACTATAATCAGGCAGGGGTCGAGTGTATTTCTGCTATTGAAGCCGCAACAGATGAAGGCTTCGAGTATTACCTACAGGGTAATATCATTAAGTATCTATGGAGATACCGCTACAAGAACGGTGTAGAGGACTTGAAAAAAGCTCAATGGTATCTCACCAAGTTGATAGAAATAAAGGAGAAGTAACATGTCGAATCAGCTACCCACCATTTACCAGCAATTCATCCACAAGTCGCGCTATGCCCGTTGGATCCCAGAACATAATCGTAGAGAGACATGGGAAGAGACTGTCCGTCGTTATATGAACTTTATGTGTGATCACCTCAAGACTGAGCACGGTTACGACGTTAACGAATTGTTTGCTGAAGAATTGGAAAATGCTGTTCTCGACTTGAAGATCATGCCATCTATGCGGGCTATGATGACTTCTGGATCAGCACTGGAACGAGACAACGTTGTGGGATACAACTGCTCGTACCTACCTGTAGACAGCCCCCGTGCGTTCGACGAGTGTATGTACATTCTGATGTGTGGCACAGGCGTGGGCTTTTCTGTTGAGGAGTCTCAGGTGTGCAAGCTGCCTATCGTGAACGAACACTTTGAGGAGTCCCCGACTGTTGTGCACGTTGCCGACAGCCGTAGCGGATGGGCTAGGGCGTTCCGCGAACTGCTGTCTCTGCTGTATGCTGGACAAGTCCCATCGATAGATGTGTCGTCTGTTCGCCCAGCCGGGGTTCGTCTGAAGACTATGGGAGGCCGTGCCTCTGGGCCGGAACCTCTGCTTGAGTTATTTAACTTTTGTATCGACATCTTCAAACGTGCCGCTGGTCGTCGTCTCAAAGCAATCGAGTGTCACGACATCATGTGCAAGGTCGGTGAGATCGTTGTCGTAGGTGGCGTTCGTCGTTCTGCACTGATTAGTTTATCTGATCTTTCTGACAGAGAGATGTCCCACGCCAAGTCTGGCAACTGGTGGGAGAACGATGGACACAGAGCATTGGCTAACAACTCTGTATCGTACTCCAAGAAACCCGACATTGGAACGTTTCTAAAAGAGTGGCTGTCTCTGTACGACAGCAAAAGCGGGGAGCGTGGCATCTTCAACCGTGAAGCAGCCAAGATGAAAGTCGCTGAGAACGGACGACGTGACCCTGAACACGACTTCGGTTGTAACCCGTGTAGTGAGATTATTTTGCGTCCGTACCAGTTCTGCAACCTGTCAGAGGTAGTTGTTCGTCCTACAGATAGTCTCGAAGATTTGAAGCATAAGGTTCGTCTCGCAACCACGCTGGGTACGTTCCAGAGCACCCTCACCAACTTCAAGTATCTGCGTAAGATCTGGGAGAAGAACACCAAAGAAGAACGTCTTTTGGGTGTGTCCCTGACAGGTATCATGGATCACCCTGTGCTGTCCAAGACAGAGGATTCTGTGCGTTGGCTAAGTGAAATGCGCCAAGTGGCTATTGACCAGAACGCATATGTGGCAGACCAGATCGGTATCGAACGGTCTACCGCCATTACCTGTGTGAAACCATCCGGCACTGTATCGCAACTCGTCGATGCTGCCAGCGGTATCCACGCACGACATAACCCCTATTATGTTCGAACTGTACGAGGCGACAACAAAGACCCGCTGACACAGTTCTTGGTTGAGCAGGGCATACCCAGTGAGCCAGACGTTATGAAGCCAGACAACACAACCGTATTCAGCTTCATTACACGTTCGCCGCACGGTGCCACCTGCCGCAACGACATGTCAGCTATCGACCAGCTTGAACTTTGGAAGCTGTACGCTCTGCACTGGTGTGAACACAAACCATCTGTTACCATCAGCGTCAAAGAGGACGAGTGGGTCAAGGTGGGTGCATGGGTGTACGACAACTTCGATCTGTGCAGTGGCATATCGTTCCTGCCGTTCACTGACCACACCTACAAGCAAGCCCCGTATCAGGACATCAGTGAGGAAGAGTACAAGGGCAACTACCAGAAGGTATCTAACGTCAACGAGGACGGTATCGCGGAGTGGTCTGAGATAAACCTCAAGATACCTGACGACATAGACTGGTCGGGGCTCGAAGCGTTCGAGACAGAAGATTCAACCAATGGCAACCGGGAACTAGCCTGTTCTGCAGATGCCTGTGAAGTAGTAGATATAGTTGCAGCGGAGTAAAACAATGATGATTTCAGTAGACGTAACCGAAGATATGATGAAACAGGCCGCTAAGAAGGCCGCACAGATGCAGTTCCTTACTGGTAGCATTACCAACGGAACGAGCAACGTTCTGGGAAGTCTTGGTGAGGTCATCGTTCAGAACCACCTCAATGCCTCCCCTAGCAACACGTTCGACTACGACCTGATGCACAAGGGCAGACGCATTGATGTCAAGACCAAGCGGTGTGACTCCGCCCCTCTGTCCTATTATGACTGTTCTGTTGCTGCACATGGTTCAGACCAAAACTGTGACGAATACATCTTTGTCAGAGTGTTGCACAACATGAAGCGGGCTTGGATATTAGGCAGCATATCTAAGTCTGAGTTCTACGAATCCGCGACTCGTCACAAACGCGGAGAAGTTGACTCTCGTAACAATTACACGTTCCGTGCTGACTGCTACAACATACCAATCAGTAAGCTAAAGGACGTAGGATGAAACAAAAAGCAAAAACCAAGATAGATGATCTGTTCTCTCTCCGTATGGGTATGACCCGCTCCGGAGACATCAAGATGGAGATGGACTACGTAAACGCAGAAGTGTTTACCAAGACTATGGAAGAACACGCCCCTGAGTTTGATGATACATGGAAGGTTGCATCACTGCTCCGGTATCTGAAAACAAAGGGCGAGGAGATAATGGAGAAGTCTAATGGATACGTCACCTGATACAGAGGACAAGGAACTAGAACAAGCTCGTAAAGATTCCCGCCAGATGGAACTGCCTATTGACCCAGCGGACAGAGACTGGTATTACGATGGAAATGGAGTCAAACGATATATAGACAGCGACAAACCTGTGGAGTAAGCAATGCACAAAGATAAAGTAACACCAACAGACGATCTGTCGTGGTGGATCAAATGGGCCGGAACTCTGATGTTTCTGGCTGCTCTCATTACACGGGCATCAGGCATCAGCCCTGCTCTGGACATAGCCCTGTCCTTTAACGGAGCAATATGTTGGTTGGTTGTAGGATGGCTGTGGCACGACAGAGCACTAATCGTTCTCAATGCAGTAGCCAGTGTGTTGCTGATCATTGCCTTTATTAACACGACGGGAGTATGACAATGAGTGAATCACAGAAAGTAGTTATCGACGACAAAGAGTACGCTATGACGGACTTCACAGACGAGCAAAAGTACTTTGTCTCGCAACTGTCAGATATTCATAACGAGCGGTCACGTCTTGAGTTCAAGATTGCACAACTGAACGCCGCACACCAGATGTTTACGACAGTTCTCAAACAGAGCATCAACGCTGAGTAGGGGACGCAACATGTTGGAAGCACTAATACTAAAACTAGAGGGTGAGATAGCCGTTGCCAAAGCTAACGTCAATGTCTATCTCAATCACTCTGTAGGCATCGGGGAGCACCCTGATGTTGTGGAGGCCATCGAAACGCAGATAGAGAAGATAGCCGCCGCACAGGAGAAGATAGACACGATACGCCAGCACTTTGGATAAAAAAACCCCGGCAGGAATTAACCTGTCGGGGTCTTTTTGTGTATAGGTCGGGTTTACCCCGATCTTTTTTTTATGCTAGGTCGTTTTTACCTTTTCCGTCAGCGGCAAAAACAGGCACTTTCTTGCCTTTTACTGTGGTCATAGGCAGCTTACCGCCCATAGCCATCATGCTTTTTCCCATCATGGGATTGGGCATCTTGTTCATTCCTGTTGACATGGTGTTGTTGATCATGCCACCCATCTGCTTTTTCTTCTTGGGTTTCATGGTCGCCTTACCACCATACATCATGGGCTTACGAGACATTCCACCGTACCGCATCCCTTTTGGTCCGTTTCCATAGGTTTTCATTGTGTTAATCCTTCGTTGAAATATGGGTTGTATTTTTTGAATTGTTGAATGGACTGCTCGTAGTCCATAGGTTGCGGAGATACAAATCTCTCTTCGTTATTTCGTATGCTTTCTTCAAACTTAGCTACTAACTCTTTTCCAGTTAGGTTTCCGTTATCTCCAGTAACGGGATCATCTGAGTAAGACATTGCAGCAATCTTCATGCTTGTCTTCAAATACAGAGACGATATCCTTCTCTCTATTTGAGCATCAAGAGGCTTGCCTGTCTCAATCATTTTGATGAACTCTCGTGTTAAAACTGGATCGGAGAGTATGGTAGCCACACCGTTAAATTTACGAGCCTGACTATTTTTTGCTACTATTTCCATAGCCACATAAAACGGGCTAACTTGACGCAGTTGAACTTGACGACCTCTGTTTAAAAGAGCAAGAGTGTCTACAGCTTTTGCTCCCGGTTGAACGTTTAACGGAGCCCCTCGCTTTAGCACTCTTTCAGATAGCTCGTCAAACAGCGAGAGAGTTCTTGATAGATCAGGATGAAATTCATCTAAAGCATTTCTTAAACCAACGTATTCTGCCCCATCTAGAACTTTAGTTGCTCCTCCAGTGTCAAAGAGCAACTTTCCGGCTTCAACTCCTTTTTCTGGTCTTGATGTTGTTTCCTTAACAACTCCTGATATCAGTGCTAGTTTTAGCTCATTATCAAACGCTGTGATCTCATCTGGATCTGTTATATCAGACCTAATCTTTTTAATCTCCTCCAAACCAGAGGGGCTTGTGACATACTTAAACAGAGCTTCCATGTCGTTAAGATTTTCTAAAGGATCAGATCCTGCTTTTGCATATCTATATATTTTGTTCTTAATTCTAATTTTAGCTGCTGCTGAAATTTTGTTTGCATCTGATAATGCTTCTTGAAGGGCTTGGTTTGCCAAAGCCTCCCCCTCTTCAATTAGTGATCTAAAGGATGTGTTTACGAGATTGTCCAAACTACCGAAAGAGAATATGTCGTCATCGGTAATTATAGGAGCCTCTGAGTCTAAAACAAAGTCTCCGTTCTCATCTACTTTATGAAATCTTGCGTCTTTTAAAGCATCAAGACCACGAAGTTCAGCATCACCTTTTAAATCTAAGTTGAGGGGCAGCTTATCGTCTTCAAGAAGACCCCGCATTTTTTCACCTTGAGGGCTGTTGAAGAACCTTTCCCGATAATGGTTAAGCAACATGCTGCGGAACTTTTCAGCCCCCTCAGTACCAGCAACAAGGTAAAAATTACCTGTCTTTGGATCGTACGTCCCAAACGCTTTTCTAGCTGTTTCCAAGACGGTGTTGTTTATGTGCTCCGCCGTATCTACAGGATTTGCCGGATCCGTCTTCTTGGGATCGTTAAGGGCATCTATCATCTTTCTAAAGTAGTTACCGTCTAAGTCGCCCTTTGTGCCTATCTCTTTTAACAGCTTGTCATCAAATCTTGCGTAGTGCGGGCGGACAACTGTTGTCATCTTGTCTTTATAAAATTTTATGAACTCCGTATCTACTTGAGGCTCAAGTCCATATTTATCTTTTATAAACTGCACGGGATTACCGTCAGCATCTTCTGTTTGCAACAGCCTGTTTTTAATGTTGCTTGCTACATTATACCCCGCATTGTTAGGATTTTTAAGAACTTGGTTTAGTCCTTTGACAATCAAGTCCATCTCAACTGCACTCAAGTCTAAGGTAGCTAAATTAGCTGCTTGTTCAATAGACCTTTCGTCCATACCATCTATGCCTAGCGTTTTTAAAAGAGCGGGTGCTTCGTCGTCAAACTCTCCAAAGAAACGCAACTCGTCAGGAGTTACCTCTTGAGTAAATTTACGGTACCACATGAAGGCATCCATGTTTGTCCTGCCAGAGAAGGCGTATCGTTCTTTCATCTCATCTGGCAACTGATTGACAAACTTATTGATAAGTTCAGACGGAGTTTTTACCTTTTCGTTGGGCTTGAATCCAACTTGACTTGAAAAAAACCTTCGAGCGGATTCTTGAGCAACCCCTATGAGTTCCGCTTGTTTTGGAGTCTTTGCTGCTACTTTTGATGCTGCAACTCTTACAGGGTCTCTGAATAAGTCCGGGAAAAAGGCAGCGTCCGCTGCTTGTCTCTCATACAAGTCTAAGAGAACGTCTGTCTGATCAGCGTACGTTGTTGAGTACTGCTGTTCTACTGTTTTATAGAAGTCTTTTACGTCTGCTTGTCCATCTGTAAACTCGTTCCTGACCATCTTCTGTAGAGCTCGTGCAACCGACTCAGAGTCCATAGGAATAGTTCCTGCCTCTACTTTATCCAAGTAGTCTCTAATCCCCTGATCTCTAGCGGCTCTAAGATCTGTGATACTTGTTTGAATCTCTCTCAACTTTTCAACAGGAGCGTTATTGGCTTCAAGTTCGTCTAGACTTTTCTGAAGCGACTCTATAGTTTGATTGAATATCCTATCAACTTCTTGAGTTATTGTGCCTCCAGCGTGAGTTTCACCCTCTCTTAGCGCAGCACTTAGATTTGTTCTAAATTCACCGCTTACTGCATTTATGGTTTCTACTGACTCATCTAAAAGATCAAGAGCTTCATCTCTAGCTTCAAAGATTTTAGACAAAACTACTTCGGATTCTTCTGACAGATTGCCCCTAAACGGCTCCGTCTTTTGTAGGGTTTCTGCCATTCTAGCTCGTAAACTTTCACGTGCATCTGATAGGCCATTATTAAAGTCTAGTAATTCTTTAAGATCACCTTTTGTAAAATCAACTTGTCCACCCCTAAGACTTAGGTAGTCACCTATTCCTTTTAGATATGTACTGAAGACAAGATCGCCTATCAATACTGGAACGTCTTCCGGTGTTATTGTAGATCCGGGAAGCTCCGACAGTTCCTTTACAAGTTTAGTGTAACTTTGAGTTGCATTAAGAAGCTCCCGGCGTTCTGCTGGAGACATTCTGCTTGTCATATTATTGTAGAATGATTTAAGCTGTCGCGTTTCTGTTGCTGACAAGTTTAAATTAGAGGCCGCTGTTCTCAACACTTTAGAGAATTCTGTTGGAGTCGCGGCTAATATCAAATCTCCTGTGAGACGAGCGACAGGCTCTACGCCCTTTTCTACGAGAAGTCTACTCATAGTCGGAAGGGTTAAAGCACTTAAAAACCCACCTCCCAGTTCAAAAGCAGTGGCATCTCCCGATTGCAAATACTTCTGAGCTAGGTATATGCCTGTTCCTCCACCTATCGCAAAGGCGGCTTCCGTCGCTATCTCGCCTTTAGCTATAGGGCTTATTGATGGGAATCCAGTTAGGCTTGTCCATATTCCTCTGGCTGTCTTCGCAGTAGCCTGTAAGTTTAAAGCGTTTCGTTCAGGGATTGTAGCAGCCTGAGATGCTCTGTCTCGTAGGATTTTTGCCTCATCAAAGAACCCATTTGCTCTCTTTATAACTTCAACATTTCGTATGTTTTTAGCTTGGCGGGTTGCTTGAATCGTAGCGTCTTGAGCAAGCGAAACTACACCCCTTCTGAGTCCACGTCCAAAACTAAACGATGTCTTAAATTTACTATCGAAGTACAGGGCTTGAGCTTGTTCGTATTTTCTTTGATTAGATGCCAAATCATCCAGTACTTGTTGTGGGGTCATGTTGCGGTATTTATCAGGGCCTTTTGTCTGCAGGAAGGGAACTAATCCTCTGTCTACAGAAGTTCTTCCTAATCCCCTAACGACCAGATAAAATCCCGCAGCGTACGGGGCAGCCTTTTCACCAGTTTCTCTCACTGTGCTCCAGAATCCTGTGTGTAAACTCAAGGCTTTTTTAGCTGTTTCTGGACTTACACCCATAGCTTTTGCAAAATTATCAGACACTTCTGGGAACTTAAACACATCTACTTTGTCACCTACTAGAGCATCTTCCTGACTAAACACAGGATTACGACCTTCTTTAATGTCTTTTAGAAAAGCCCAAGCAGATGTGACTAACGCTCCTAAAGTGTTAGGATCTTCCCTTTCAGAGTTCATGTCAGGCTCCGCGCCGGATTCAAAAGGTCGTGCTAAACTTCCTTCACCTAACGTTACTGTTCCAAAAACAGGCAATTTAAGTGCCATATTGCCCAGATCAGCGTAATAATCACCCATGACAATTTTACGTCTTAAACGCTCGTAACTACCGTCCTTTATACCGGAGATAATTGCGTTAACCTCTACTTCGTTAAAACCTAGAGATCTGTACGCATTAAGAAGTGTTGCCAGATCCTCGTCCTGTTCAACCCGAAGACCTTTGCTCTTGATAATTTGTGCGCGGCGTTCTTCCAACGACCTTATTTCTGCTTGTTTTTGAGCGGAACTTATTTCAGTGTTTCCCCGGACTTTATCTATTAGTTTGTCGTAGTGTTCTACCGGATCAAACCCTAGTGAAGCACCTAATGAAGCGATAGTATTTTCAAACCAGCTTGGCTCCTCATAGGTATGAGTTGGAACCATGTTTGCGTCTAGTGTTTGACCAATAGCCTGTTGATTTTTACGCAGTAAATTATACGTGGATATCTGACCAGCAAAACGTTTTTTGGTAACTGCGTCTTTAGGCTTAACAACTTTAACATCGTCATCTTTGGCTAAAGTTTCATCAACGTACTGAAGTCCTCCTATAGCACTAAAATCATTGCGAAGTGCCATTTTTTGTTTAGGACTCAAAGAAGCTATAGGAATCGGAATTCCTTTTGAATTTTTTACGTGGCTTATGAAGCCTCCGTTTTCTTGCAACCACTGATAATCAATGTAATTTTTACCCGTTGTAGGATCTGGTTTTATGTATTTAGTAGGATCAAGACGGTGGTTGTGCGGGTTTTTCCTTCGCATGTCGTACTGAACAAACAAGCCCGAATCATTAGCCATTATTGTTTTTTGAAACTCGTCCAGTTCGGTTGAAACTGGGGGGCCGATAAAATTTTTGTCTGATCTTGCCTCAATGCCAGATATATATTGAGCAGTAGCATAGGGCGAATACGATTCATCGAGTGTCGCATCCTTTAATTTATTTTTGGGTATCAGCCCCACATACCGTGTTATCTCATCTGGCGTAGCATTTACAGCGGGTAGAAACTTGGTTCTATCGAGCATGTCCTTACGTTCCGCATCGGACATTGGCCCTACGTCTGAACGGGCTGGAACACGAGTTTGAGGAGGGGGCATTTTAATATTGTCCGCTTCAACCTCGCCCGAAGCAGGAGGAGGTGCGAGTTGAGGGCTAGGAGCCTGTGCAGTCTCCAGTTCCTCTATCTTTTCAACGTTCTCTCCCGGAGGTAGAATAGTAGCTTGTTGTTGTGTCAAATCAACCATTAAAAGTTCCTAACCAACATAATCGGGTGTATAGGGTTGTTCGGAGTCATCAGTTGACCCGCCTTCGTTTTGTTCATATGGATTATAGGGAGCTTCGTCCCTTATTTCATCTATCATAGGTCCTCTTTCTCTGCCAATCGCCTCTGTAAAGAAGTCTACTATTACTTCTTGTTTTTCTGCTGCTGTAGCGTTTCTTTTAAAGCCTTTAAACCGCTGGTTGTCAGCCAAGTGCATGGCAGCAGCATACTGCACGGGACTGGTGCTTCTTTCTAACGCCTTTAAGTGGAAATATTGCAAAGAAAAGTTCTGAGTCATTCTTTGAAGAGCCATAAGTTGCAAGCCGGGATCGTTAAGAAAACCTCCTGAACCAAAAGCATCTCTCATGTTTTCAATGTCTGCAACGGACAAACGAGCCCCTCCTCCCTCTGGGTTCTCCAAAGATCTTGCCAGCATGTATATAAATTGAACTTCCAAGAATTTACGGTAAGCTCCAACGTACGTACGGCTTGAGGGAGGTATTAGTTCTCCAGTACTAGCATCGACTCTAAATCCCGCCTCTTCAGCAAGATCAGTCATATAGTTAAACAGTTCTTCATCCGTTCCACCGTCGGCATACTCCAAAAAACTACCCGCATCATCAATTCGAAAACCAAGTTGTTTAAGCTGTTGAATACCGCCTTGTTTTGCAGCAAATAACCTTTGAGAAAAACCTGTGTTAAAGGGAAGAGCCGCACCAGTCGCTTGCGCTTCTAGATAGGCAGTTGTCTGAGAGAGAAGTTCATTAGCCATTGTAAGGCTGTCTTCAACTGTGACTATTTGATTTGTAAGTTCGCTACGGTTTAATGACTGTAGTGTAGGGAGGTATTCAGCAAATTCTGTGTCCTGATATCCCCTTATAAAACCAGAACTAGGATCGCTCTGCTCCACCAATTTCTGTCTAATTGTATTCGCTACAACTTCTTGCATACCCAAGTAGCGTGGCAATCCGGTTTCTATTCCAATAGTTCCGTTACCGACTACGACTCTTAAAGCTGTTTCATAGTTAGTTATTGCGTCAGGATTTTTAAGACCTAACGCTACATTTACCTCAAACCTCAACAAGCCCGTTGCTTTATTTGCATTTAATGTGGTTATAGGAAGTCCCGTTTGTTCATCAGTGGAAGCTATCATTTTTTCAAATTCAACTACACCTTTCAAAGAAGCTTGAGGTGTTAGCTTACCGCCAGTAGATTCCGATATTGCTGTGGCTGAAGCAATACTATCTGCTGTTGCGTTATTAGCGTCAGTTGCAGAGGCTCCCGCATTTTCTTTTTCATTTATGACTTCATTAACGTCGTTATTAGATATGTCTGGTGGAATAGTTACTAAATCAGTTGCTTCTCCGGTTTCATTTATCTTTAACAAATAACCGAGTTTATTGTCTCCCTCTAACACTTTTCTGGTGGTATCCAGAGCGGGTAAAATAACGTGTTTATTGATGATTTCGTTAGGCACCGGAGAATTGTTAAATATCTCTTTTATACCCGTCTCCGAGAATAGCACGTTATAAGCACCCAGAGGAGTTACGGCGCGACCTCCTTCTCCACCCAGTTCAATTTCTGCAGTTAATTTTGCTCGTTTATCAATGATGTCTGTATACATAGTAGCCAAGCCCGAAAACACACGTTTGTACTCTGCTTCACTTTTGTCCAGTAATTCTTGTTGTTTCGGAGAAGGGGTAGGGCCAAATCTTTTTTTCATTCTTTCGTGTGCTATATACGGAAGCTCCCACTGCTTTGTTCTAGTGCTATTATTAATAATAACTGGTTCTGTAAGCTCTTGAAAAAATCTGTTTTCGGCACGTGCAGGATCATCCCCTTCCGCTAAAAAAGAGTGGCGTTGTCCAGTTTCTAATACACCCTGAAGTGTTTGCCCGTAGTTACTTTCTAAATCTACTGTTGCAGTTTGATCAAATAACTCGGCGTTCTGTCCAAAAATTTTATAATCGTTAAGACTATAGGTGTGAAGGTGCCTACCGTCTGTAACTCGGTTATTATGACTGTCTATAGTAGCTTGTCGTTTATTTTTCTCTTCTTTGTCTAAGACTGCTTTTCTTTCTGCTGCTTCCTTACGTTCTTGGGCTGTAATTTTCGCCACCTCTGCTTTTGTTTTTTCTTGCTCAACTGCTAGATCTGACTCTGCTTGAGCCTTTGCCAAAGCAATACCTTTCAGAGCTCTACCTCCGCCAGCTAATCCGCCTAAAACTGCTAGTGCAAAAGACATTGTTTATTCCTCTTCAACATTTAGAAAGCTGTCCTGCCTCTCTTTAGCAGAACGAAACTCGTTTAGTTCCATAGACATTTCTGCGACCATATCTCTGGCTCTGGCCTCGTCTTCCATTTTTCTGTTGTCATCATACGCTTGAGCCGCTACAGGGTTCAACTCCTGTGCAGCTTTAAGTCTAGACATGTCATCAAGGGTTTCTCTTTTTTCCATGCCGCCACTCTTGGTGGGGAACAGCTTGAAAGGCAGAGGATCATTCTCGCCTACGTCAAAGAAGTCCATAGCTCGTGACAGAACATTTATGAATATCTCAGGCTTGCTGTTTTCAACTACATCTGGATTGGCAAGACCCTCAGAGAATGAAACAACACCAATACCGTTAACAACCTCTTGAATACTAACGCCCATAGCCAAAGAGTTCATAAGCTCTTCTTCAATATCAGGAACACTCAAACGGTCTTCTGAGTACTCAATAAGTTCTTCAGACGTGCTAAACTTTGGAGGCTGTTCGTACTTAGCATTGCCCGGAGCAGTCGTTAAGCTGTGACCGGGAGGAGGTCTCATTCGAGGGTCGTAACCTCCAGCCATGATATCAAGTTTATTGTCAATTGCCATGTTCTATGCCTTTGGGTTGTACAGACGACGGTATGTTTTTGAAACGGCGGATTTGCCTGTTGGGGCAGAAACTGTGGTTCCCGTTAATCCCTGCGGAGTCGGAAGTCTTGCGGGATTAACAGTCGAATTCATAGCCAGAGCAAACTGCTCACCAACAAAACGGTTATTCCTGTTGCCGATATTTAGAACAGACTGGCGCGTAGTTTCTGATTTTAAGGCTGCTAAGTTTCGAGTCGTAACAAGACTTGATGCAGGACCTAAACCTTTTAAGCTGGTGTTAACTCCTTTGAAGAATCCTAGTGAGCCCATTTCAGCAGTAGCAACTTGAGACGCACTCTGTAGGAAAGATTGACCCGCCTGTTTCTTTACGTAGCTATATAGCTTGCTATCAACAGGATTACCTTTTTCGTCCACACCTTCTCCGTATCTTGGAAAAAACCCTTGAACAAAATTCTGCAAACTATTATATGCGCCTCTTATACTAGATACCATGTGCTGCTCTCCTAGCTGTCGCCAAACGCCCATACGTAAAGTAGACCTTCGCCCAATGCCGCTATAGCATCATACGTGGCCTTTGTTTCGTACAGGCTTTCATTTCCTGATATTTCAGCCGCAAGCAACCCATACTGGTGGCTGCGTTCGCGCTCTGACTCTGCAAACTGCTGTGCCCACGCAGCATTGTCACGGTACTCTTGCCAAAGCTGTGCCTGTGCCTGCTGCGTGATATTGAGAAGATTCTGAGCGTTTATTCGTTCTGCTTCGTTGTTAGCCTGTGTGTTCGCCGTTGTCGTCTGTCTGCGCCACAGGACATTAGACTGTTCAATCTGCAACGCCATATTCTTGTTAAACTTTTCTCGCTCATTCTGCAAAGACACATTGAACTGGTTCATTGCGTTTTTGGAGCTAACGTTGAACTGATCAACTGAAGTCAGCCTGTTTTTGTTAGCCGCTTCGATAGACGCACCTAGTTGAGCAAAGAACTGATCCACCTGTGTCTGAGATTCTGCGTTGAACTGACGTGCTGAGTTTTCTGCTGCCTGATCAGAAAGCAACTTCTGAAGTCTACCTTGATAGTCTATCTCGTTTGTTTTTTGCCTGTTGTTTAAGTTCTGTACATCGATACTCAAAAAGGACTTTGCGTTGTTCACTGCCGCTGTCATACGAGCGTCTAGATTTGCTTTGTCCATAGCGGCAAACGTGGCAGCGTTTTGTAGAGTGGCCTGTTGTTCATTGGACAGATTTACAAGCTGTATCTGCTGGTACTTGTCAGCGTCTGCTTTTGCGATGGGAATACCCGACTCGTAAATAGCCTGTGTTATAGCAGCAGCAGCCATAGAGGACGAGCCTAGCCCTCGTGCAGCCATTTGAGCTCCTACTGCTCTGACTGCTGGACTTGCCCATGCGGGCAACTCGTCGGCGTTCTCTAAAGATTGGTACAACTCACCCAGTTGATACCGAACAGTGGCTCTCTCGTCTAGTTCTCCGGTAGCTGCTTGAGCTATGGCCTGTTCTGAAACCTTACCCTCAATGTCTCCAATGATCGCTTTACTGGACAGATGACCTTGTGCGGCGGTGGCTTCTGGGGTATTTGGAGCCGTAAACGCTTGCATCTCATTAGCTTGCAACTTTGCGGGAGGAACAACATTAAGGTCTTCAGTAGACGCTTCGGCTACTTCTGCAGTAACTTGTTCGAGTTCTTCAGGAGCTTTTAACAGAGTATCTTCTGTTACTTCGATATCTTTAGGCTTGAACTCCTGTCCTTCAGGAAGAGTTGTTGGTCCTCCTGAAAGACCTGCCTGTTCTTGCATCTGCTTTTGAATAGTTGTCATGTTACAGTACCTTGATAAGCACGATGGCGATAACTGCGATAGTAAAAGCGGAACCCAGTACGATACTTCCTATCTTGATGAACTCAAGGGTCTCTTCACGCTGTTTACGTTTTATGCGTTTAGCCTCTGCTATTCGTTCCTTTTCCTCTTGTATACGTTTGGCTCGTTCGTTGACGATCTGTCTCCACGTGCCGTATCCGAAACGGTTGTTGATCAGGATGCTTATCTCTTCCATCTGCTCTTGTGCTAACTTTGCATCGATAACACTGCTGGCAGCATCCTTTGTTTGCCCTATTAGGCTCTTGCTGCCGAAACGTTCCTGCTGTACTTGTTTCTCTCCCGCAAAAAGTCCGTCAATGGCACCTGCAATATCCTTGATGTCGTTAGCCGTGTTGATGTTTGATTTGATAAACTCAACCGACTTTTGAACCAGCGTTATCCCAGCTAGTCCAGTTGATATCGGGTCCATTGTTTCCCTCCTTAGAACCGATTTAATAACGCTGTGTTAATACTCTGTCTAACTTATCCTCAAGACGGTGCAAAGCGTCCATCACCTCGCGCATCTCTTCTTTTAATTCTACTTTGGTCGCAAACTCTTCACGAGTTTTGTTAAGTAAAATATCCATGCGCTTTACTTCATTTATAAGATTGCGGAATGAATATACGGCTGGCGCGATTACCAACGTAAGAATAACATTCCAAAACATCATGGGACTAAGATCCATTGCTAGTCACCCGGTGTTTCTTGGCTGTCCATAAAAGTCTCATACGCAGACTTTACGCTATCAGTCCAAACGGCATTGCACACTGCTTGCACCGTTGCGTCTTCGCCTGAGATGTCTGTGTCACCCCAGCTATCGCCTGTCTTCGTGCGACAGTGCAAAACGTGTCGGTGATAGGTGCGGCTAAGTTCTACACCATCATCCTTTACGATTGTTGCTTTGCGAACTTGGACGTTTTTGTGTTCGCCCCTGACTTCGCAGTCATATTCAAATTCTTTAGTTAGTGCCATTTTAATCTCCTAATGTCTTAATTTGTAAGGTATGTAGCATTTAGGATTAAGTAAGTATCACTGCCCAAATACGTCCCAATCATTGTCGCACTATTAGTTCTGGCATCACCAGATGCGGTAGTAAAAAGACGAATATAATCTGTATTAGGTGTCATAAATCCCGTAGTAGGATTGGCTGTGGCAAAACCAGCTACATAGCCAATAGATATGGAAGGATGAACATTACTAACATTTGCGGCAACAAACGGTAAATCACCCACAGTCAGTGCATTTGGAGTAGGCGAACCAGCCGCTGTTGTATGTAGGTATATTTGAACGGTGACCTTATTTCCAATTTTCGTGTACTTACCAGTGTTGACATCCGTAACAACGCCTGAAATAGCAGTGCTAGATTGGTCAAATACTGGCGTAAACGTGCCCTCTTCATAATCATCCAGCGCATTGGCGGCGGCTGTATCGCCGTTGAAAGATATGCCGCCACCAGACTGGATACGCAAACGCTCAGTAGATTGTGTAGCAAAAGCCATTGCATCATTAGCGTGTTGATATTCTATATAACCCCTATATCGGTCAGTGCCCGATGTGCCATCTGCAAAACCAATAGAGTGAGTGCCGTTTGTGGGTGAGAATAAAGTAATCCCGCCAGAAGAAGAAGTACTACCTATAGAAACATCAATCGAACCCGCAACACCGCTATTGGTTGAGCCGATTTGTATGTTGCCACCTGACGTAATACGCATACGTTCTGACCCGCCTGTTTCGACGGTAACAGTGTCGGCATCAGCGAAACGGATTGTAGTGTTAGTATCTCCTGAGTGAATTATTTTATCACTAATGGTCAGGTCGCCACCTACAGATACGTCCTGTGCAAACTCACCGGAGAACAACCCAAACGTGTCAAACGCCAGTATCTCTAGCGTGTCGTTTGCGGAGGCACCGCTGTCCAGCACGATGCTTGTGCCGCTAGTGGCGGTGTAGTCTGTCTTGTCTAGCTTAACGCCGTTGAGAAACACATCCGTGTATTCGGAATCTGTGTATGTTAGGGTGCGTCCAAGACTGTCAGATCCAGTGAAGCTGGTCTGCCCTGCTGTGGCTGTGTAGACAAACCTGCCTCGAAGACCACTGCCCGGTTCTTTGCCTATGTATGCCATTATTCGGCCTCCGTAATCGTTAGTGTACCAGCTTCTACTTGGCGTAGGATTTCGGCGTAGTGGCGGTTGGCTGGGTCGAGGGGGACATACATAGTTGTTCCGTCAACAACAACCTCTATTGAGGTATTACTACCATCAGTAGCGATATATTTTGCTAATGAAAAATCTATAAAATTATCCATGTTTATAGCTCCGCATCTGCAAGAACACCCACATAGAAGTAACCACGAGCGGCTGTTGAATTTGATATTGCAACCCCACTTGTAGCAATTCTTGACGTATTTACCGCAGTAGGTGTTCCAAACGAACTTTGAGCCACACTCGACATTGTTATTGTTGGTGTTGCTCTTTTTTCTACCGAAAATTGTACGGTTTGATAATAACTTTGATTATTTGTTACATCTCCTGTCCAAAGGTGTGCAAACTGTGTCAATGTTGTCCCACCCTGAACTTCATAATACCTCTGACACAAAGCCAATTCTTCACCAAAACTTCGATGCTCAAACTCAGTGGCTACAGAGCCAACTTCGAGTTGCATCCCAGTAATAAAAAAGGTTCTGTCTGTGCTGTCAAAAAAACTGGATATACCCACTGCTCGATTTGCATTTGTGTTGGATGTCCACGTTTGGCTAAGAGTTCCGCCAGTATAAGTGCTACCAGCGTGAAGAAAAATGTGTAGATTCAAACTTTGAGCATTATCGTCAGTAAAAGCTCCTGTAGTATCCGCTGGAAAAGTTAATTCTACCCTTGTCCAACTGGTTGTTACTGAAAAAGTTTTTGAGACT